TGTCACACGCATCGAAGATGCATCAGCACCTACGTTGCCAAGGCTAAACTTACTGCCATACACCTAGCTGATGTATGGGGATAAATCAAGCGCGTCATCTTGTCGCACGCAAGGCCCTTTCTGATTTAGTCATATCCTCTCGCATAATGCGGGCCGAATAGTCAACCGGCTTAGGCGTGGTATCCCATTTCACCATTGCCAGCAAGCTAGACTTGCGAGCGTTGAGAGAGGTGATACGGACATACAACTTAGCCGTGTTACTGCCGTTGCGATGCTTCACTCTTAGTTGTGCTATTGCAGAAGCAAGCTTAGCGTCACAATCTGCAATCAAGTCCTCCAGTTGTGCATAGCTAACACGGATCGAGCGATCGTGGATAGCTTGAACCGTGTGCAACCTAGAGTTTTTCGAGAAACTACGCAACTTAGCCTCAACATCTGCAACAACAGATGCAACGGTTGGTAAGCTCATGAGGATAAACCTCCGGGTTAAGATCAGGCTCTAGTTAAACCAGAACCGTGATTAAGGTTGTCGCATAAGCCGGAACATACGTCAACAAGAAAATGTGTTTTTTATAAAGAAAGTTTGGACTGAAAGAAAGAACAAGATTTCAAGAAAGTGATAGGAACAAATAGCAAGCAGCGTGCCAAACTCAAGTCTGTGTTCTAGATACGTTCTCAATGTTCTATAAATGTCCCAGAATTGGCGATTGAGAGTATGGGCGCTAGGTAGGTATCCGGAAGTAAGAACGGCCGCTGGCGGGGCCTTAGAATGGCTTCTAGAGGCTATGGTATTTAGCTACCTCACTGCTGGTTGGCATGTTATTTGTAGAGGCAAGAGCCGTGCCAGCGATAGTGACATGATTACAACAGGTTAGAGTTGGCATGAGTCTTGCTTATCGTTTCGTTAGTGTAACAATGTGTGACACATCTGCAACATCACTCATGGTTGTGCTCAGGAGGAGCATAAACCTACCGGGGCAGAGGGGGTGACGGGGGTGCCCTTCGGGGGTTGAATCACACCAGAAAATTAGCGAGGAGAAAATCAGGGATAGAATTTTAGTACAAATGTAATTATTTCGCGAGACACTCAAAATAAGGCTTGACATTTCTCGCGGACTATGATATAATATCTCTTACGTATATAACTTAGTTGTAAACAAGATAACTCTGTAAGTTTAATAACTAAGAATCTCTGTAGTTAATTATCTTAGTCCTCTTAGTTTATAATTAACTTAGTTACTTTGTATATAATAACTAAGAAACTTAATTAGATTAGCATCTTAGCTTTACAAGGCTCAGCTTAGTTATATAGGGAGCTTTAAATTTTTCTGTATTTTTTCTTTGTATAAAAAATAGTCCTTGACTTTTTGTGTATTATGTGCTATAATTATAATATAGAATGGGAACAAGAAGCGTAGCTTCGCTACTTTTGGAGCTTAGATAGATGTCTAAATGGAAGACTGATCAAGGGGTATATTTTACAAAATCATTGTTCTTTGAAATGATTACAACCTCTGACAAACCTAATTGTGTGTATACCCTAAAAGCAGAGGACCATCAGCTAGGTTATCCATCTCTCCGTAGACTTTACCTAGAAGAAGAAGATCCTACTGAATACAATTTTGCTAACAAATATCTTGGTGGTATTGATCATTGGAAAAAACTAGTTGAATGTGAATGGTTCAAACCTCACTTAGATGCTTGGAGAGATGAACTAGAGCTTAAACTTAAGGCCAAGGCATACAAAAGACTTATGTCCGAAGCCGCCGACCCATTCTCAAAACATAAGATTGAAGCAAATAAATTTATCCTAAGCACTGTACGCCGTGTCCAGAAGAACGAGGACCTAGGGGAAAAGAACTCCAAGGGAAGACCTGATAAATCTTCTGTAGATAAAAAGGCACTACAGATTGCACAAGAACAATTTGAACTGGACCAAGACGCCAGCCGGATTCTCGGGGCCACTGTAAACTAAGATTGGAACCTTAATGCCTAAACTCTACATTACAGAATACAGCCGCATTGGCTCTGATCGAGTTAATCGGAATGTACAGACAGGGGAGAACCCGCCTGTAGCTAACCAGACGGTAAATATCGGGGCTACGTCAACCCAGTCTAATGCACTTTCTTTCAAGACTTCTTTGGTTCGTGTACACACAGACGCTATCTGCTCTATTGAAATTGGGGAAGACCCCGTAGCTACCGTTAATTCTCTACGCATGGCGGCTAACCAGACTGAATATTTTTCTGTACCAAACGGCTTCAAGATTGCCGTAATCTCCAACACCTAACGGGGCTCTAATGTTCACAGTGTCACTAAACGAAGTTAACTCTGCCCTTGGGTTTGTAGAAGTTATCAAGCTTGTATCAGATAACAAAAATCTGGAAGAAGTTCTTGTTAAGATAAAAGACGAAAAACTTTCTATTCAGGAAGAAGCTAACAAACTTGCTTCTGTACAGAAAGAAATTCAAATTTTAAAAGCTGATCTAGCTGCTTCTAAAGACGAACTGGATAGACTGGCTTCTTCTGTAAAATCAGATAAAGAAAAACTGGAATTAGAAAAAAAGTACCTAGACAATAATTTGGAATCAGTTCAAGTAACTGTTAAAGAACTTGATGAACGACTGTTTTTTTTAGTAGAAAGAGAAACAAGAGCAGGCGAAAGAGAAAAAGAACTCAGCCTAAAAGAGGCTACAGTTCAACTTGCTACAGAGTCTCTGGCTAAAGAAAGATCAGAAGTTCTCCTTCTAAAGGACGAACTGGAAACAAAACTAAAAGCTCTTAAAGGGGTACTTGGTTAATGTCAGCAACAAACTCCTTTGAAACCAGCCTTCTTCAACATATTTTCCAGAATGCTGCTATTGCCAACATTGGCGACGTAACGGGATTGCCAGCGGCTGCTACGGCAGGATCGTTTTTCGTATCGCTGCATACGGCTGATCCCGGCGAGGCGGGCGCGCAGAACACCAGCGAGGTTTCTTACACTGGCTACGCTCGCCAAGTAGTTGCGCGCTCCAGCGCCGGATGGACAGTATCCGGCAACAACGCATCGAACGCGGCGGCTATTGCATTCGGACCTTGCACTGCTGGCTCTGCCACGATCACGCACTGGGGCATTGGCACAGCGGCGTCTGGCGCTGGTAACCTGCTTTTCAAGGGCGCTTTGGGCGATTCGATTTCGGTTACAACAAGCTCAAACGCGACGCAGACCTTTGCCATTGGAAAACTCGATGTGGATGTGGATTAATCGCCGTATTAGTTTGTTTTCGCTGTGGTTGTGTTATAATCGGTTTGGACTTGCAGAGAAACGCGCCATTTTAGCGAAAACTGAACTGAACTCAAGGTTTATCTGGCGTCGCCGCATTTGCTGGTATTACCGCGTACCTGAGTTGAAGCGTGCATCTGAACGACTCCGCATTTTTGACGCCGTGCAGCGTTCTAACGCCAAAGGAAATGCCTGATGGGTGATAATGTTGGTTATGATCCCGGCAACGGCGTAAAGGTTGCAAGCCGCGAAGTCACCTATTCAGGTGAAACTGCTCAGGCGCAATCCGTTGGCCTTGTCCTGTTCTCTGGCGCGGATGACGCCAAAACCGCAACGGATGTTTCGACCGGATTCCCGCTTCCTGTCAGCGTGCAAAATAGTTCCGCCGTCCTCACGAGAAACCCGATGTTCGGTGAACCCGGTGCGGTTGTTCGGCAGGCTCCGGCTGATATTTGGTCTGTCGGCTTTGCGGATAGCGGATCAGGTCTGCTTGCTTCGGAGTTTACACAACGCCGCCTTGGGACCGGCATGGGTGTTAGCCAGTCGTCCAGCAACTTGGTTGTTACGACCGGCACAACGAACAATAGCGAGTTTCTTGCGCGCAGCACGACATTATTCCGGGGGGCATTCACCGCCCGGCACAAGACCATTCTTTCGCAGCGAATCGCCAACAACAACTTCGCCGTGATGATGGCGGATATGGTGGGTGAGAACCTGTCCTGCACCATCAACAGCGCCACCTCGATCAGCGTCACCAAAACGGAGCATGGGTTCACCAGCGCCAATGTCGGTCAATTCATGATGGTGGGGGCCATCACCGGTGCGGCTGGCGTTCCGGGCCGCTACGCGATTGCATCCATCCCCAATGCCAACACGATCAATTTCACGGTCGCGGGCTGGCCCGCCTCAGGCTCCTGCACGGTAGACCTGTTCGGGTGGAATTACCTTTGGACGCAATACACCGGCACAACGGCAACGAGCGCAAACATTGACGCGCAGCGGCGCGGGTGGAACTCCGGTGTGACCGCCGCAACCATCAACACGACGGCCTCTCCCGGCCATGTGATGAACACCTACGCCGATGGCCGAAATGTCAACTGGTCCGATACGCTAATAGCGTCCGCCACAACGCCGACGGTTACGACCCGCGCGAGCCGCATCGAACAAATTCCCGACGATGATGTGGAGCTTTACGTTTACCTCTGGGCATGGAACGGCACGACCGCCCCGGCCAGCACGACAACGTGGACTCTCGGCTTCGTCTCGGTGGAAGATTGTAGCAACGTGCCCAGCTATATTGCTGGCGTTCGCCCACTTGGCTCCGCAGCGCCCTTGCCGGTCTTCGTTCCAGGCACTGTTACCGTCACCTTTACCCAGCCCGCTCTTGTATCTGGCACTGCTCCGATCGGCGATGTGGGCATTCAATATCGCGCAAACGCATCAGGTGCAGCCTCTTTGGCGAACCTGAATTGCCCGGCAACTCCGGTAGCTCAATCTGTCAAAGCTTCAGGAGGCCGTTTGCTATCGATTGTGGCGACAAACAACAGCGCCTCGGCAAGATGGATCAAGTTTTGGAACACGCCATCAGGAAGCGTCACACTCGGAACAACTACGGCGGTAGCTGAAATTGGCATCCCTCCAAACCAGACTATCAACATACAAAATGAAGGCGGTTTCAGTTTCGCATCCGCCATCACCCTGGCCGTCACGGGCGGGCAAGGGCTAACGAACAACACCGCTGTAACGCTTGGCGACGTTACAGGCGTCATCGCCTTCGCCTGATGGAGATTAAAAAATGCAAAAAATGGTTCAAATTGTAGAGTCTATTCGTGATCCCGAGACCAACGAAATCACACACCATAACACAGCCATAGGCGTTACGGATGATGAGGGCGTTACGTGCACTATCCCAAATGGTTATGTGCCTCTGATCGAAGAAACTCCGGCGGAAGATATCGTGGTCACACTCATTCCGTATCCGATTGAGAGGTTTCCGACATCTTTGGTAAGCCGGGTCAATGACGCCGAGGCCAACACCTCGACGCTCGTTTTTACCTTCCCTGAGGCTTGACAAGAAACTAGGGTACCGGCATGTTCCTAACCCTGCTTTCAAAAAAGACGGCGGGTGGAGGTCTTGCCGGTGCCTCAAGTCTAACATTCACGCCAGCGGGCGCCTTAATAGGGAATGGATCGCTTTCCGGCGCGCTAAACCTGTCGTTTGCTACGACGGCAGACCTTACCGGTTCTGGCGGGGCCGGCGCTAACATCGAGGGCGCAACGTCGCTCACCTTCACGCCATCTGGCGGGATGGTAGGGGATGGCCCGCTTATCGGCGCTTCTACACTAGCGTTTGCCGTGGCGGCGGACCTCGCCGGCTCCGGCAGTGCTGGAGCCCTTGAGGGGGCGTCAACCCTAACATTCGCGACCGCAGGTTTTGCGCTTGGTGATGGGTTAATTCAGGCGACATCCGCACTGACGTTCACCGCGTCAGGAGACTTGAGCGGAAGCAGCGCCGGGGCCGATTTGGTTGGAGCTACATCGCTAACATTCGCCACGACCGGCACGGTCATTACTTCGGCAGAAATTTCCGGCGCGTCATCGTTGACATTTTTTGTTAGCGCATCACCACCGCCATCACAAATTGCAGCTATTCCTGACAATACAACACAAATTGTAACAGTTGGATTTCTACTTTTAAGGTAAATTAACATGGGTGATTTTAAAGCAGTTGAAAAGGATTTGACAGACTTTAGACTTGGTTTAGTCGAAAACCAACAGAAGCTTGACAAAGCCCAGTACGATGACTTAACCAAAACGGTTGCAAAACTTAGTACAGATGTAGCACTAATTTCTTCGGACTTGAACAAAGTTCTAACTTTTTCCAAGATGATTCTTGGGGGTATTGCCTTAGCCTTTGTTACAGCTTTGTGGAAACTGGTAACAAAAGGAAACTTGGGCACATGACCTTAATAGAGAATATTGTTATTTTCTGTACTACTTTTCTTATATTTTTCAAGTTGACTAGTTAATGTCCAGAATCACGCCAAGAACTAATTTATCCAAAACTCAGTTTGAGGATAAGTTTAAACAAGTTAGAGAACTGGCGGAATCTGATCTCGTAGCTTTTATCAAGCTTGTTCATCCTCAAAGAGTATTGGCTCCTATACATAAGGAAGTTATTCGTTGGTGGACAAGACAAGACGCCAAGAGTCATCAGCTTCTTTTACTCCCTCGTGATCACGGTAAGTCTGCTCTTGTTGCTTACAGAGTAGCTTGGGAGATTACCAGAGACCCTACATTAAGAGTTCTCTATATTTCTTCTACGTCTAACCTAGCTACCAAGCAGCTAAAGTTTATCAAAGATATTTTTACCTCTGATATTTACAAGCGTTATTGGCCTTTAATGATCAATGACGAAGAAACCAAAAGAGAAAAATGGACAGAATCAGAAATCTCTGTAGACCATCCACTTCGTAAGAAAGAGGCTATTCGAGACCCTACAATCTTCACCGCAGGTCTAACTACCGGGATTGTTGGTCTTCACTGCGACATTGCAGTAATGGACGACGTTGTTACCGGACAGAACGCCTATACCGAAGAAGGCCGGGAGAAGGTCAAAGCTCAGTATTCACTACTTGCGTCAATTCAAGGTGCCAATGGGCGAGAATGGTCAGTAGGCACTAGGTATCACCCCCTTGACCTCTACCACGATATGCAAGAAGCTCAGGTGGACATTTACGACGAAGACAGTCAGTTTAACGGTACAGATCCTCTCTACGAAGTTTTCCAGCGTGCTGTAGAAGACATTGGTGATGGTACTGGTAACTTTCTTTGGCCCAAGCAACAGCGGTCAGACGGTAAGTCGTTTGGCTTCGACGCACAGGTTCTAGCAACTAAAAGGTCACAGTATCTTGACAAAACACAGTTTAGAGCCCAGTACTACAACGACCCCAATGACACTGGAACAGCCCCAATCACTAGGGATATGTTTCAGTACTACGACCCAAGATTTATCAGGAATGAAGGTCTTAGTACTTACTACAAAGACCGGAAACTTAACGTCTTTGCCTCTATTGACTTTGCCTTTAGTACAAGACAAAAAGCAGACTACACATCTATCGTAGTTGTCGGTATTGATTTTGAAAATAATATTTATGTCTTAGACATCGACAGATTCCAAACAACTAAGATCAGTGACTATTTCCAACGTATTTTAACTATGTACCAAAAATGGTCATTTAGAAAATTAAGAGCAGAAGTAGTTAGCGCCCAGCGTATTATCGTAGAAGACCTAAAAGACAACTACATTCGTAAATACGGTCTCCTTCTTGTAATTGATGAACACGCGCCCAACAGACACGTAGGTAACAAGCAAGAACGTATGGAAGCTGCTCTACAGCCCAGATACGCCAACGGTCAAATCTGGCATCAACGGGTTGGTCCTTGGGTACTTCTGGAAGATGAACTAGTCTCTCAAAACCCACCACACGACGATATTAAAGACGCTCTAGCTTCTTGTATGGACATTTTAGTAAAACCTGCTGTAAAGAATGATGGTCCACAATTCGGCCAAGTAAGCAGCTTTGTTGATCAACATAAACTTTATCATCCTAGGTTTGGAGGAATCCATTAATGTCATTAGGAACAACTATTGACCTAGAAAATGTCATTGACCCAGAACGCAAGGCAAATGAGATTGCCCGTAAATGGGTCGAGTGGGACATGGCCAAGGCAAACATTAAAAAGAACTGGTTAGAAGTCAGAAACTATGTATTTGCTGTAGACACTACCAGCACTACAAACTCTAAATTACCTTGGAAGAATAAGACTACAACTCCAAAGCTTACACAAATTAGAGACAATCTACACGCCAATTATATGGCGACTTTGTTCCCAAAGCGTAGGTTTCTAAAGTGGGAAGCGTCTTCACAGGCTGCTGCCAGCAAGGAAAAAAGAGAACTTCTAGAAAATTTTTCTTTTACCCTTACATCTCATCCAGAATTTAAGAACACACTGGAAGATTTGCTTCTGGATTTTATTGACACTGGTAATTGCTTTGCAATACCAGATTGGAGAGATGAGAACGTAGAGTCTGCCGATAGAGTTAAGTATGGTTACGTAGGCCCTATTCCCAAGAGAATCTCACCCTACGACATTGTGTTTAACCCTACCGCTGCTAACTTCCGAGACTCCCCAAAGATTATTCGTTCTATTGAGTCTTTTGGTGATCTGGAAAACAAACTATCTCAGTGGTCCAAGACAGCAGACGAAGCAGAAATTGCCCGAAATGTTCTGTCCAAGATGGCTCACTACCGTAACAAATCATACGGTGTTGAAGGGTTTGTAGAGAAAGACACAGCCTACCAAGTAGACGGTTTTGAATCTTTCCATCACTATCTAAGCTCCGGTATGGTAGAGCTTCTTTACTTCTATGGTGACTATTACGATCCCGAAGAAGGTAAGTTCTACAAGAACAAGAAGATTGTCGTAGCTGACCGTTGCCATGTTGTATACGAAGCAGACGATCCTTCACCACTATCCAAGCCACCAATCTTTCATGCTGGTTGGCGTAAACGTCCAGACAACCTCTGGGCAATGGGTCCACTAGAAAATCTGGTTGGCCTACAGTACCGAATTGACCACGTAGAAAACGTCAAAGCTGACGTGTGGGACCTAGTAGCCTTCCCCGTAATTATGAAGAAGGGCTACGTAGAAAAGTTTGAGTGGAAGCCTTTTGGTGAAATTGTAGTAGACCAAGATGGTGACGTTCAGATTCTATCCCCGGATGCACAAGCACTCAATGCTAACCTAGAAATCAATGTTCTAGAGCAGCGTATGGAAGAGATGGCCGGGGCTCCTAAGGAAGCTATGGGTTTTCGTACTCCGGGTGAAAAGACCATGTACGAAGTCCAGCGACTAGAAAACGCTGCTTCCCGTGTATTCCAAGCCAAGATTGCCTTGTTTGAGGAACACGTTATGGAGCCGTTGCTAAACTCCATGATTGTTATGGCTATCCAGTATGGTGTAGACACTCAAATTAAAACTATCGACCCTGAGTTCGGTGCTGAAATCTGGCGCTCTATTTCTACAGAAGACCTAGCTATTCCCGGTCGTATTAGGCCAGTGGCAGCTAGACACTTTGCAGAAAAAGCTCAGCTTATCCAGAATATCAACACTTTCTTCTCATCTCCAATGGGGATGGACCCATCAGTTAAAAGACACTTCTCTGGTCTTCGTACTGCTCAGATGATTGAAGACCTACTAGAACTCAGAGACTACGAACTACTAGAACCCAACATTGCCATTGCCGAAGAAACTGAGGCGACCAAGTTGGCAGCTAACGCTCAAGAGGATGTCTTTGTTATGCAGCAGACTCCTTCTCCTTTTGAACCCCCTAATCTACCTCCGGTTGGCTAATGGATAAACTTAACATAACTGAAGAGTGGTTCTACGAGGCTAGGGAGGGTCAAGAGCGGCAACAACGCTACGATACGGTAGCTAGTAACTACAAATCACTAGAGGTCCTGTACGGGCTTCTAGAGCGCCGCAAAGAGCTATTAGTTCGTAAGCAAATGGACCAAAAGAATTATGAACTGCCATCGTGGGCTTACCTACAGGCAGATATTAATGGGCAGATCAAACAAGTGACCGAACTTATTAATCTGCTTAAATTTGTCAAAGATTAACAAGGAGCCACGACCGTATGGCAAATGAATCTAGTGTATTTGAAATTAACGACAGCGATCTAAACTTTGAACCAACCCAGACAGAAACCGTAAATGGTGATGCTCTTCTAGAGACTTTAGTTGGAGAAGGTAAGAAGTATAAATCACAAGCTGACCTAGCACAAGCTGTCTTTTTCAAGGACGCACATATCAAAAAGATTGAGGAAGAGAACCGCGCTCTTCGCCAGTCAGCTACAGAGACCAAGACTGTAGACCAAATACTACAAGCCCTCAAAAGCACGAACGGTTCCCAGAGTACGGTACATGACAGTGTACGCGATAATCAGAACGTCGACGCCAATACCGCCCCAGTCGCCTCTGTAGAAGAGGTCTCTCGTAAAGTACTGGAAGCACTAGAGGCAAAAACCGAAGCCAAAAAGCAGGAAGAGAACCTCAGCAAAGTAAAAGCTGCCCTTCTTTCCAACTTTGGTGCTGATTTCCCAAATGTCCTAGAAACAAAAGCTACTGAACTAGGTCTTGATAAACCAACCATTGATATGATGGCTAAAAAGACCCCTCAAGCACTTCTTAAACTTCTTGACGTAAAAGCCAATGTTAACACTGGTCCAGCCCCTAATTCTGCTTCTCGTATTACAGAAGCTACAGCTGGTTTAAATCCAGAAAAGAACGGTGCGTATTACGCCAAGCTAAGAAAGACCAATCCAAATCTTTATTGGTCCCGTGCTATTCAAAATGAGATTGTTCAACAGGCGGAGCGTCTAGGGCAAAAGTTTTACACATAACAACAGGAATTAATACATGACTTTTGCAACAACTACCGCAACTCCCGGTCACGTAATCCGTTCGCAGGTTTGGTCCTCACAGCTTAAGGAAGTCTTTGAAGACGACCTAATGGCGCTGAAGTACGTAGACTTCCTTTCTGGATTCCCTGACGGTGACCAATTCAACATTGCTTCTCTTGGCCAGATGCAGGTTAACGACTACGCCGAAGGTCAGGCAGTAAAATACTCTGGCTTCGATACTGGTCAGTTCACCTTTACCATCACTGAGTACAAGTCAATCGCTACTCCGATTACCAAAAGGATGCTTCAGGATTCATTCCTAGCTTCCCAGATTCAGGGTCAGTTCGTCCCAAAGATGCGCCGTGCTCTTGACAAGGTGATGGAAACAGACATCCTTAGCCTTGGTCCAGAAGGCCAGACTACCGCTAACCTTAACGTAATTAACGGTGCAGACCACCGCTGGGTTGGTTCAGCTACTAATGAAACTATCGCTGTTGACGACTTTGCTCGCGCCAGCTACGCTCTACGCAAGGCCGAAGTTCCAATGAACAACCTTGTTGCCATTGTTGATCCTTCTGTAGCTTACGCCCTAGAAACCGCAACTAACCTCACAAACGTGTCTAACAACCCCAAGTGGGAGGGCATTATCCGCGATGGCATTACAACTGGTATGCAGTTCCGTATGAACGTTTATGGTTGGGACGTGTATATCTCTAACAACCTTAAGACTATTGGTGCTGAAACCATTGATGGTAGGACTACCACAACTGGTGTTGCTAACCTCTTTTTCTCTGCTGACCAGTCTGCTCTACCCTTCGTAGGTGCTGTACGTCAGGCCCCTGTTGTAGAATCAGAATACAATAAGGACTACCAGCGCGAAGAGTATGTTATGACCACTCGCTATGGTCTCAAGCTCTATCGTCCAGAAAACATGGTTGTTGTTATTACTGACACCGATCAGGTCTAACTTTAAATAAAGGATTATAGATATGGGTACTTGGACAAACGCAGACGGTCTATACATTAAGTATGGTGATGATGAAGCAAGACAGGCTCTTGGTGGTCATGTAACTCAGGATGGTGGTGTTCACTCTCTTGAATTTCTAATTAACGCCCCGGACTTTAATGCTCTAACTAATACCATTCTAGGTGACGGTGTTTTTATCCCTAGCAACGCCTTCATTATCAGTTCTAACTTCTATGTTGAAACTGCATTTGTTGGTGCTACAGCTACAGTAGACTTCGGTCTAGTTCGTAAGAACCGTACAACTGAAATTGACTTTGATGGTTTTGATGCAGCTATTGCAGTTGCGTCCCTTACTGCCAGAGCTTCAATTAACGGTGACGGTGCTCTAATTGGTACACGGCTATCCCAGCCAGCATTGGTAACTGCCCGAAATAACACGGCAGACCTTACAGCGGGACGTGGTGTTCTAACTATTACTTACCGAATCTAACACCAACCACCCCCGTTAAGCCTAACCGTTTAGCGGGGGTTTTCTTTAGGAGATACTAAATTGGTAGCACACGCAACTCTTACTGGTGCAGAACTCCACGAATGTAAAGGGGCTGATGCCGCATCGGCTAACACTGTTAGGGTTAGTGATGGTGCTGGCAGTGGTACTTGGCAAAAAATTGCTTTAGATCAAATTAATACATCGTCTGTAAAAAACCTAAATAAGCAATGGGACTCTTTTGTAATTAAAAGCATAACTGACCCTAACTCTCGAATTTATGTGCCAATTGATCAAAATAAAACTTGTATTGAGGTGAGAGTAGTCCCTAATAGCACTCATTCAGGTTCTCTTACTGTAAATGTTCGTAAAAACGCTAGTACAGTTTCTACTGGGACAATTACTCCGACATCTGAGGGTGTTGGCATGACAATTACAGTTAATACATCTTATGCTACAAGCGATACGTTTAGCTTAGATTTTTCTGGTACGACTACAGTTTCTTTCACAATTCTTATTAGCTACTCTGTTTAAGGTTTACCATGTCGGATAAAGTTACAGTTCAAATAGTAGATAGTCTTCAAAACCAAACTTCTGCTTTAAATAAAATTAATTCAAACTTTACAGTTCTGGCTGATAAAATAGACACACTGTTGTCACGGGATGGAGATACTCCTAATCAAATGGAGTCTTCTCTTGACATGAACTCTAACAGAATTACAAACCTTCCCGTACCAGAAAATACCACTGAGCCAGCTAGATTAGCGGAAATCCAAACCTTAGTTAGTGGTGGTATCCCAGAAGGCTCTATTGACGGGGATCGTATCACAGTAGGTACTCTGCCAGAAAATAGAATTGAGGGTAAAGTCTCTAATTCTAAATTAACCGACATGGCCCAAGCGACGGTTAAGGGGCGAGCCTCCGGCTCAGGAACTGGCCCTCCGGTCGATCTTACGGGCGCACAACTATCCGCAATTATTGGTTCTGGCTCAGTTGATGGCGCTAACATCACCAACGGCACTGTGGTTAACGACAAGCTGGCCAACATGCCAGCGGCTACGATCAAAGGGCGAGCCTCCGGCGCGGGCACCGGCGTTCCGGTCGATCTGACCGCTGCCCAAGTACGTACCATTATTGGAAATGTCGGGTCTGCTGTCGACGGCCTCGCCCCTGCCTCTGGCGGCGGGGCGGTAAATTTTCTAAGGGCTGACGGAACGTGGGCTGCGCCCAGCAATATCACGCTTAGAACACAGCAATCCACGACTAGCGGCACGCAGTTCGATTTCACGAGCATACCGGCTGGCGTCAATGAAATTGTTGTGCACTTTAACGGAGTGTCGTTGAACGGGGCTGACAGTCTACTGGTGCAGTTGGGCACTTCAAGCGGCGTTGAAACCACATCGTATGTTTCCGCAGCCAATGCCGTGAATACCGTTGGTCTTAGCAACTTTCGTACAACATCTGTGGCGGGGTTTGTAATCCCCACGATCGGAAACACTTGGGCGTTTAACGGACAAATGTTTATCCGCAGAATGAACGGTAATACATGGAATGCATCTATAGGGGGCGCAGGAGCAACAACGGGGGACTTCTCCATGTATTTTGGAGGCGGTATTAAAACCCTTTCAGGTGAGATTGACCGTATTCGGATAACCCGCACTGGCACCGACACATTCGA